TTAATGAAAATGCCCGTTCCCTATGAACCAAAAAGGAAGAATCGATTTATACTATCGTTTCCATCATCATTGGGTATTAATTCTTGGTATGTTGAGTCTACATCAAGACCTAACATCCAAATCGGGTCAACAGAAATTCCTTTTTTAAATACATCCACATATGTGGCTGGTAGATTCGTGTGGAACACGATAAACGTTACATTCCGTGACCCAATTGGTCCATCCGCCTCACAAGCTTTAATGGAGTGGGTTAGATTACATTCAGAGTCCGTAACAGGTCGTATGGGGTATGCAGCAGGATACAAGAAAGACTTAGACTTAGAAATGTTAGACCCAACAGGAGTTGCAGTTGAAAAATGGATTCTACAAGGAACCTTCTTAACTGATGTTAATTTTGATAGTTTAGGGTATGGTGATGATGCACTTGCTACGATTACAGCGACATTACGTCCTGATAGATGTATTTTGGTATACTAATATAAAACAAGTATTGATTATAGAACAATAGATTATATATTTAAGACCATAGGAGTTATAATACTTCTATGGTTTTTTATTTTAATTAACAATTATGGACCAAGGAAAACAATACGGACAAGCTAATATGGACTTACCACACGATGTGGTACCATTACCATCGCAAGGGATATTCTACGTAAATAAGAAAAAATCTCTTAAAGTTGGGTATTTAACTGCTCAAGATGAAAATATATTATTATCATCTTCAGGGGACAAGAATTTAGTTACTACATTACTAAAGAATAAAATTTACGAACCAGACTTCAATATCAATGATATACTTGATGGAGATGCGGAAGCTATCTTAATATTTTTAAGAAATACAGCATTTGGTCCTGAATATAATTTTAAATTAAAAGACCCAAAAACTAAAAAAGATTTTGACGCGACTATTTTATTAGACGAATTAAATATCTTACAACCAAAAATTAAACCAAATAATAAAGGATTATTTGAGTTTAACCTACCAAAAACAGGTGTTAATGTAATCTGTAGACTTTTAAACGTAGGAGACACTACTGAGTTAAGTCGTTTAGACGAAAGTTATCCTGTAGGTGTCACAGTTCCAATTGTTACAAAAAGATTAGAAAAACATGTTGTATCTATTGACGGTGATGAGAACCGAGAAAAAATATCAACTTTTATAAATACGCTACCTATTATGGATTCTAAATTTATTAGGAACACAATGTCAGATTGTGAACCTAAATTAGACCTAGATAGAACTGTTATGGCCCCGTCAGGAGAAAAAGTGAATGTGCGTATCACTTTTGGGGCAGAGTTTTTTCGTCCTTTCTTCTAATTATAGGAAAGTTATGCTTGATGAGTTCTATTATCTAAGTAAACATGTAAATATGTCTTACTCAGACCTACAAATTATGCCTACATATGAGAGAAAATTCTTTATTGACAAGTTATCATCCGAATTCGCTAAAAAAAATGAGGAGATTGAAAAACAAAGACAAAAATCTCGGTAAACGATATTTATAGTAAAACTATTTTATGTTTCAATCAAATAATTCAGGTTCAGGAAGTATTAGTGATGATGTAAAAAACATCAATACTCAAATAGATTTAGCTAATATTGGACTAAAGAGTTTCACTAAAAGATTAATGGAGAGTGTAACTGATGTTAAATCGGTTATACAAGATGTTGGTGGATACAACACAAAAGCCGCTCAAGCGGTTAGAGAGTCAATAGGTCAAACTAGAATTGTTAGTGACGAAATACAGAGAATGTCCGCTAACGCCGCTAAAACAACATTAGGTATTGGTGTCACTATAGAAGATAATATTAGTTTATTTGCAGCATTGAATAATTCAATGATGAGAACAACTTTTTTTACCGATGAACAAGTTGTTAGATTTCAAGCCTTAGGTCAAATTGCTAATATGACTTCAACTGAATTAGCTACAATGGCTACTTCATTTGATACATTAGGGTATACAACAGACGAAACTCTTGACCACATGCAGAGTATGACTGAAGAAGCGAGGTCATACGGAGTAAATGTATCATCATTTATGAGTGAGGTTAACAAGAATTTAAAGTTAATGGTAACATACAACTTTAAAGATGGAGTACAAGGTCTATCAAAAATGGTTGCGGAAGCTCAAGCCTTAAGAATTGACATGAGTAAAACTGTTAGTTTTGCTGATGAGTTAATGTCACCTGAAAAAGCAATTGAAACTGCCGCAGGATTCCAAATGTTAGGAGGTGCGGTCGGAGCATTAGGTGACCCATTCCAATTATTACATATGGCCCAAACAGATATGGAGGGTCTTCAAACAAGTCTTGTCGATATGGCAGGAGCTTCAGTAGACTTCAATAAGGAGACAGGTGAATTTAATATACCTGTTACTGAGATGTATCGACTTAGAGAGGCTGCCAAACTTGCGGGACAATCCTATCAAGAATTTTCAGAAATGGCAATTAACTCAGCTCAACGAACTGAAAAATTAAAATTACTCGATGGATTTAATACGGTACCTGAAGAACAAAAAGAATTAATTGCGAGTTTAGGTAAAATTGGTGCTAATGGGACCATGGAAATAACGATGCCTGATGGCTCAATCAAAAAAATAGGTGAAGGGTTTAATCAGTTAGTGGGAAGTGATTATGGTGAGTTACAGAGTATGTTAGACGTTAATAATATGTCTGAAATAGACATTGCAAAACAGTCTATGGGTTATCTAAATGAAATCTCGAACGCTCAATCAGTTTTAACTAATATGACTAGATTACAATTAGCTTCTGGTGATGGATTTACAGATATGGCAGGTTCACTATCAAAATCGAACTCACTAATATTAGATGCAATGAAAAAAGAAGGTGGTGAAAATTTGTCTATTCCTCAAGAATTAATTGATTTATCCGCAGCCATTAATACACAACTTAAAGTAACTCCAGAACAAGCAGAAAAAGTGGCGAATACTACATTTCAGTTTATTAATGATACTTTTGCTATGGTAAAATTAAAATTAGGTACTTATGATTTTAACGAACAATTTGATGAGATATTTGATGGACTTAAAGAGGCGTTAGAAAAATTAAATATAAATGTACCTTCAATAAATGGTTCAAATACACCTGAAAGGGACGTTCAAACAGGTAATACACCACCGGTTATAAATGCCCCTAATAGAGATGTTGAAGTACAAGCAATAACTACACCTGATAGAGATGTTGCTGTTAATACTATTCAAACATCAAGTCTTAATGTAACTCAACCTACTAATAATGAACCAGTACAATTAGCAGTAAATGGTCAAGTAAACCTAAATATTGAAGGAATACCTACGAACTCCCCTCTAACTAAAGAACAGTTAAGTACGTTACTTGTTAATAATCCTGACGCCATGGTAAAAATAAAATCTCAATTAGAAAATAGGTTAGGTACGTTAACCGACTTTAATTTAGGTGGAGGATACGGATAAATCTACTAACTGTGGTTATATAAAATTATATATCCATCTATTTATCTAAAAAGAATATATAGATGCAAAGTCCATTATCATTTGACTCAACTGAAAACTTTAGAAGGAAGTTATTAGTTAAAAATTTAGAACCTTACAATAGTGACGGTTTTACTCCTGCTAGTCAGCCAGGTCAGAGCCAAATAGATATTAATGATATTGGAGTCATAGACTCTCAAGAAGTCGAGACTATTGGTTCAGGAGAAGGTAATTCATTATATATTAAAAACCAATACGGCCCACCAGGAGGTTATGGGGAACCTAAATCTATTGATGACGTATCTTTTATTAATTCAGTAACAAGTTTTAGTAACACACTTAATTTAAATATGTCCAATGGTGTACCCGCATTAATTGGTAAAAGTGGTTATTATGATTTTATTGCATCTACTTATAATTCATTTAATTTACTAACGAGTTCAAATCCACAAGGAAGTAACGGTTCACTATCTCAAGATTCTGATTTAGCAAGAATTGCTGCGGAGTCACTAAAAACAGAATTTCAATATAGGGTTTCTGAAGAGACTTATCAACAAACAATAGGTAGAGTAAATGCCTTAGACGCCTTATCTGACCCTTTTGATTTACTTGGAATAGTTACAGGTAACAAATCAGTAATAGAAAGAGATTGGAAAATATCCGTACCAAAAAGTTTAATCGGTAAAGGTTTAGATTTTATTAGTCGTATAAGTGGAATTTATTCGCCTTACTCATGGATACCTGGAGATTACTTTAGTGATGTACCAAAACAGATGTACTTTAATCAAATAGCAAATAAAATAACGGGTTTATTTGATAAAAGAGGAGTTTTAAGGTTACCTACAGAAAAAACAGGAATGCAAATATTCTTGGATAATACAGGAGGAGGACAGAGGTCAAGATTATTTAAAGGTTTATCTATGAATAGGTATATACCTGATTATAATAAAAACTTTTTAACCGACCTATTCACTAAGGTTCCTAAACAAAATTATTATGTAGGTAGTTCACAACAAGAAATGAAGGATATTGTCGCACCTGCTGAGTCACTACCCTTAGATAGAGATGGTAATAAAACACAAACTCCCGTTTATGGGTATGATGAAATTGCTAAAATATACGAAAACGAAGAAAAAGACAATACGTATAAATTTGGTTTAAATCAGTCCTCAACATATGACGGAGGAGGGTTACAAGGAGGTTTTACATGGGTTTCACCTAAATATAAAGATAGGGCGGGTCAAAAAGTTGGTGTTGGCGCCGAGTTTTTTGGTACTATAGATACCGATTGGAATGAACAAGGAGTTCAAAACACATTTACCGCAACTCAATCTATTGATGGTACAGGGGATTATACGTTCACTTCTGGTTCTATATTAGATAATACTCAAAAGTTAATCAATGCCGCGGATGAGGTTATAGGTGTTAGAAAGTTACAACACGTTGGTAACGCGATAGACCAAATATCTAAAGTTTTTCATGATGGGACAAGAGAATTAACTAAAGGTTCAAGAGTAATAGCATATAAAGATGAAGGAGGGGCTATTGTTGGTAAAGAGTACTGTAGAGTCTTTACCAAAGACACTCCGTATTTTTCTATGGCGGACTTACAAAAAACCGAAGGTATGACAACAAGTAATAGACGTTTTACTTATTCTGTTTTAGATAGTACATATAATTTAAATATTGCACCTATGAGAGGTACAGACACTACTAATTTAACAGGTAATGAGTTTAGTAGTGAAGGTGTTAAAAAATATATGTTTTCATTAGAAAATTTAGCGTGGAGAACATCACGAAAAAAAGGATTTACTTATCAAGATTTACCACATTGTGAGAGAGGACCTAACGGAGGTAGAATTATGTGGTTTCCACCATATGATATGAAAGTTAGTGAACAAAATAGTGCTAACTGGAACACCAATGAATTTTTAGGTCGACCTGAACCAATATATACCTATAATAATACGACTAGACAGGGTAGTTTAAGTTGGAAAATTGTTGTTGACCACCCTTCCATATTAAATACTATAGTGGATAAAGAATTAGCCAATGAAAGTAATAATAATAAAATTAACGGAATTGTTGATTCATTTTTTGCGGGTTGTAGAAAGTACGATATATATGAGTTAGCCTTAAGGTTTCCACAATTTACCTATAGTGATATATATGATATAGTTGTAAATTCATCAGTAGGTCAAGAAGTAAAAGAAAATTTTGATATTATTAATGCTGACATACCAGGAGACGAAGATGTTACTGTTGAGGAATATGAAAATAAAGTACAATCCACTGATTTTGATTTTGGGTATTATTTTCATAATGACGTACCTGGACCTCAAAATTCTACATCTACAACTACTACAGAAGTATATAATAGTACCTTAAAAGGGTATATCGCATTACAAACAGAATATAATAATACTGCAAATGCAGATGAAAAATCAAACGTAGACCAATTTTTTCAAGATAATGTATTAACAGGGGAAACTTCAGGAGTTCTATATAAAACACAATTATTTATTAAAAAAGTTAGTGAAGCATTAAATGCGGGTGCCACCGTTAGTGTATTATTACAAGGTTCAGCGTCCTCACCAAATTCTGCAGTTTATAACAAGGCATTATCTAAAAGAAGAATTGATAGTGTAAAAAAATATTTTTTACCTTTACTCGATGAAAATCAAAAATCATTACAAAAATGGGTCGATGAAGGTAAATTAATCATACAGGAAGACCCGCAAGGAGAACAAACCAATATTGACGGAACCAACTGTACACAAGATTTAGTGGGTAATGATAAAATATATTCAGTAAATGCGATGAAATGTAGAAGAGTTAGAGTTAGTTCGGTTGTAGAAGTACCTCCTCCTATTGAAGAGCCACCCGTAACTGATGAAGAGATTATTCCTCCAACAGTCTCTAATGATGTTGAACAAAACACACAACCGATACCTATCATTAAAAATCAAACAGTAGAAAAACAAAGAGAAGAAGTTGCTAAAATTATAGTTAGAAAACTATTAACTGAGTGTGATTATTTTAATTTAGTTAAAGAAAGTTCACCTATGGTTTACGATGGTATTAAAGAAAAAATAAAATACTTTCAACCAGCATTTCATTCTACCACACCTGAAGGTTTAAATTCTAGATTAACATTTTTACAACAATGTATACGACCTGGAGACACTATACCTGTTATAGGTGACGATGGAAGACCAACAGAGTTTAATGCGAAAAACACATCTTACGGAGCCCCTCCAATATGTGTTTTAAGAATTGGAGATTTTTACCACACTAAAATAGCTATTAATCAAATTTCAATAACATATGAACCGTTAATTTTTGATTTAAATCCTGAAGGTATTGGAGTACAACCTATGTTGGCGGATGTTAATATGTCATTTTTCTTTATTGGTGGTCAAGGATTAAAAGAGCCTGTTAATAGATTACAAAACGCATTATCATTTAACTACTACGCAAATACAGAAGTATATGACGATAGGTCTGTTGTGACGGAACAAAGAGAAGATTTAAATAGAGAAATTTGGGAGGAAATAAACAGTAGTATACCTTTTGGTTCAGATAATCGACCAACAAATGAAGATATACCTGTTAACGGACAAACCATTGGGGTTAATCAAACTGAAGAGATTGTCACCTATCCAGGTACAGATATTTCAACTAATAGTGGGCAAAAATCATATAAACAAATTATGGCGGATGCAATCATAAATGTACAAGATTATGCAAATTCTATTACTGAATCTTTAAATGAAGTCGCAACAAATTACTCATTAGATGGTTTATCTTACTTTACAAGTGAGAGAAATTATAGTGAAGGTAAAATATTGGGGTATTATACAGATGGGTTTACGGGGACTACTGTTACCACTGAGTTATTTGGAAAACCTCAAGAAGATATATTACAGAATAGAATCAATGATTTATTTGATGAGATAATTGACGATGTTGATAGTGAAACTTCACCATTACTTAAAAAAATAAATAATAAGAATTTTCAACAAACTGACATTGATTTGTATAAGTTTAATGTAAAAAACGCTATTAATGAAATAAAACCTAACTTTATTTCTAATTATATGAGTGTTATGTCTAAAGTTGTTAATAATCAACTAAGTTTAATTAAAACAATAGATAAAGTTAATTTTGTATTAACTAACACTGACGGGTTTTCAACTAAACCGAGAAATGTACAAGTTTCTATTAGTGGTACTTCTAATGTTGATAAAACATCTAAAAATGCAAATACCACTTATGAAGAAATGGTAAATGATATGACTACTTTAGGTACTGATTTATCTGAATACTACAATCAAATTTTTGTTGACAACAATAGACTTGTAGAAAAAGATTGGAATAGTTCATATACTTTTTCATTAGAAATTAATGAAGGAATTGAAAGTGCTAGATTAATGAACGCGATGTATCAAGAAATTTTAAATAATAAAGAACAGTTAATAACTAAGGTACTAAATGGTAGAATTAACGGTATAAATAAATGGGTTAGGTATGTTAACAACACTGTGGACGGATTAAATAGCGATTATACGAAAGTATCTAATAAGACTGAAAGAGAGTTAAATAGATTTAGTAAACGCTCATCAGTAAAAAAATTCAATGACTATTCACCATTCGCCAAAGAAAAAGAAAGAATATTCCTTTATATTAATGTACCTAAGGACTATATTAATAGTACTAAAGATGGGTACTTTAACGAATTATACTCCGGATTAAATCAAGGAACTAAACAAGAGTTTAATGGTAAAAGCACATTCAATTAATTATGAGATACTGGAATAGATATACGGATTTTTTGGTTAACGGTCAACAGACTGTCGTGCCTTTTGTTAATATACCATCTAAACCATCAGATAAAAGGTTTATTTTTAGAACGGGACGTAGTAGGTTAGATAAGATAAGTTATGAGTTTTATGAATCACCTTACTTTGGATGGTTAATATTAGCCGCAAATCCTAAATATGGTGGTTTAGAGTCTAATATTCCTGATAACGCACTACTCTTTATTCCGTTTCCATTAACAAATTCTCTACAGGATTATAAGGCGGCGGTAGAAAACCATTTCTTCTATTATGGCAGATAACAAATTTTTTGGAAATGAAAACGTCTATGTGGATACCGACTATGATAATGTAATAGTTGTAGACCCAAACAAAGTCGTCAATTCAGACGGGACTGTACAGGAGCGTAATGTTAAACAAGAAAACTTAATTACTTATGCTAATTTAGAGGCGAGAGTCATACCAAGAACTAAATTGGCTATTGGTTCAAATTATGATGATAGTGTAAGAAATGTTGGTGTAGCACAACTTAAAGTTAACTTTTTAGAAGGAAGGTCTCAAAATCAAAAAGAACCTAATGTTAATTTAACGGGAGCAGATAACGAAGACCCTAAATATTTTGATACTTCTTGGACTGACCAATTTCTACCAGGAAAAAAAGAAGGTGGTTCAGAAAATGATATTTTTAGTTCGGGTAGGGGTGTCGACACACAACTACTTGGTATAACGAGAATTAATATAAAAATGAATCCCGCCTTTGTTCCTACGGTTAGTATTGAAATGACTGACGTACAAGGTAGAGTTTTGTTTGAGAGAGGGGACCAATCTCCATATTCAATTTTTATGCATTTACCCTATCCTATTTTTATTTTAACGGTAAAAGGTCATTTTGGTAAAGCTATTAAATTAGAATTAATACTAAAAGATTTTAATGCTAGATTTGACCCGTCTGATGGTAGTTATAAAATTACTACTTCGTATGTCGCCAAATCTCACGCGTTTTTACAAGACACATTATTAGACTATATCTATACCACACCACATATGTACCCTAAGACTTATGAAGTTGATAATAATACTAACGGTACTGAAGATGGTACTGTGGGGGTTGATAAGATAGAAACGACTAAAGGGATGCAGAAAATAAAAGAAGTTTATTCCTTATATAAAGCAAAGGGATTAATTGATGATGATTTCCCTGAGATAACTATGAACCAAATGAGAATGAGGTTAGAGTATTTCAATAGGTTTGTGATGGAGGCATATTCAAAAGAAGATATGTCAGTTCTAAATGATGTAGTTGAATATGAAAAAAATATTAGTAAATATAGAAAAAAGATTTATCCTAGTCTTAATGAAAATTGGTTTGATACGTATATAGACCCATCATCTATTTTTATTTTAAACGACACTAAAAGTTCGGTGTTATATGGTTTTAAAAAAGAACTTAATGAACAGAATAAAAAAACCGCCCTATCTAAGTTAAAAGGTATTATTAATGAGGGAAATCAGACATTAAAAAGTAGTCCTACATTTTATGACCCCGGTAATTATATCATTGAAGGTAAGAAACATCCAGCTGAAATATCTGTTAATATTAAGAGTAGTGATTTAACTGAAAGACTTGATGACCCATCAAGAATTAATTATAAAACGACATATACTATACGAAAAGGAAGTGAACCAACTCCCGAAGAGTTATCAGTATTTGAGGCCGAATTAAAATCACAATTTGCCATAAGTTCAAAGACATACTATATTGGTCCTGATGGTGAAATAACTGAAAATGAAGAAGGTTCTGTTTTAATTAAATTCGGTAATGTAATACAAGATAAAAACTTTTCCACTGGTTCTTTTTTAGCTAAATTAGGTAAAATTGAAAATACTTTTAAAGAAAAAAGAGAAACTATTGAAAAACAACTATCCGAAGCGTTAGCCAAAAAAATTATTAGTTCAGATATTGGATTAGGTTTTAATCCAACAATTAATAATGTTATGGCAGTTATATGTGCCAATGCGGAGGCCTTTTATCGTTTAATGGATGAGACTCATACCGCAGCTTGGAATGTTAGAACAGACCCAAATCGATTAAGTGCAATAATACCACCTGAAAAATCTTTTGGGGTGGACGGTAAAAATATGTTAGACCAAGTAACAGTTGACGGATTATCTGATACATTAAAAAACACTAAAATAGTTTATCCATGGCCACAATATTTTGAAGAAGAAGTCACAGAGAATGGAGATGCAAAATATACATTAAAATACCCTGGACAACCGCAAGTTATTAATACTATAAAAGGATGGGATTATACTATATGGCCTGAGATACAATTTGTTGAAGAATATTTAACAGCATCTTTAGAAAGAGATAAACCACAAGTTAATATTAATTACGGAAATGATAAACAAGTTTCTAAGTATATTGGAGTCAATGCGGTTGAATTTCCGTTTGAGAGTGAACCATATGTAAATGAAGAGTATGTATCGTTTTTCTATGAAATTTTTGAACGTACCTACTTAAGTTCCAATTATAGTAAAGTAATAAGAGATAATAACTTTAGAAAAACATTATACAATGTTTTAGCTGATTTTGAATCGGTCAACATAAAAGAAGGTCTAAATAATAGCCCTGAATTAATGAAAATCTTAAAAGAATTTGGTCTTAATGCTTCCACCTTTAACTCTTATTTATCTTCAATTTCTAATAACGGTCAAGGTAGTTTTTGGGCAAGAAAATCAAGAGACATCTATACACAAGATTATATAAAAGGATATGTTGATATAGATTTTGGTATCTATAGTTTAGAGAGTATGTCAACAAGTTCGACTGAAATTATTTCTTCAGTAGAATCGGTAAAACAATTAGAAGATTATATTACTGGAAGTTCATCTAATTCTATAACATTAATGGATGTTTTTCCTTTTAATAATTTAAGTTGGCTACAAAAGAATACATCTAAAGGTGTAGAAGTTGGTAGTATAGACGGTGCGAATAGTACTACTGATGTTATGAATTTTAATATTTTAAAGAAGAGTATAGCCACGTTTGATGACCAAACAGACAAAGATGAAAGATACTTAAATAGGTATTTAACATATTTTCAATATGAAAAAAACAAACCCGCGGCACCTAATCAAAATATCACTAACTCAAGCGATAGTACTCAATATAATACTAATGACCAAGTTAAGTCTTATTATAATAATCGAGAAAATAAAGATTTTTATTTAACTGAAAGTCCTATAGACTACGGAACTAACTATGATGGCGCGACTAATAATTTAACTTCATTACAGACTACATCACTTTTAAATACCCCCTATTTCATTAATGGGTTATTAAAAGGGGTTTCAGGAGAAACATTTAGTGAAGAAAATGCCTATGTAGGGTTAGGTTATTTATATTTAAATTCACTACCATTACCAACACTTAGCGAAAAATACTTAACACGTAATGAATTGGATAGTGGAGTTAAAACCACTAAATGGGGAGATTATTTTTATGCTGGACTCAGTAAATTTGCCGCTATACATAAGATACCTTATCTTTGGTTACTAAAATATGGTTCGGTATGGCATCGTTATAAAGAAGATAAAAAAGGTAATGGAGATATTTTAAAGGATATATGGAAAGACTTTAATTACGTAAACGCTTATGACCCAATAACTAACAATATAAATAAAGTTTATAATGTACAAAACTATACAGGAGGAACATTTGCTTATGTACCTCAAAAAACAGAGATAGTTCCTGGAACAATACCCAACCCTTTAAGTAATGTAGGAATACCCGTTAACTTTAATTATCAGTTTACTAAAAACGGGTTTTATCCTCAAGTAGTTAATGATACCTATAAATTTTTTACAGGTAAATCACCTCTAATTACTTATAGTAGTAACGAAATAGATGACTTATTTAATAATGGTAATTTTAAATTAGGTCAATCACAGACTAATTTCTTACCTGTAGGATATGACCAAGATAATGTACTCAATACTCTAACATATAGTAGTTATTTTCAATATTACGATATTGAAGGTAATACAAGTTTTGATGTTGAAGACTCTTCTAATAAATTATTAATTATACCATCCTCAGGATATCTAAAATTTGTCCAATCTCAAAGAGAGTGTTTAAACTCTCAAGGACATATGACTGAAAATATTGATATAAATAATAAATCGATACAGAATGGTAATGTTAGACCTTTATGGGGAGCTTCTAATTTTGGTTACTTTGATAACCAATGGATTAAAAAACCAAAAACAAATGAATATATTAAATATATTGATAATGAATATGATGAACAAAACGCGTTTAATCTACTAAATAAAGATAGTGAAAAAGAGTATAAATCTATAGAAGAAATTTTTGCGATATTCTCAAAAGAAATGTTAGATGAATTTGAAAAACATTTCTTAAATTTCTGTAAAAAAGAAAAAGATTACAAAGATATGGTATTCAACCCTTCTGCTATTAATGATAACGAGTACTTAGGGTCTTTTAATGTTGAATACAACTATAATATTGAAAGAGTAATGAAAAGTTTATTAATTGTTGAAAAACCCGAATTAAGTAATAATTCAGAAATTGATGTTAAAAAAATATCAGACGCACAATTAAATAATTTTGTTAATTTAAATAATATACAAATAGCCGAAAGAGATATAATTTTAAAAATCGGAAACCCCGGTAGATTTAATAGGAGGGTGTTTAATTCGTTTTCAACTAACGAAAGTATAAAACCTATTGAACCAATAAATTTCGACTTATATGTTGAGGGAACTGTTCCAACATCAACTAATAGTNCTACTGTAGCAACGAGTAAAGNATTAAATCCTGAAGCGTGGGACGCATTATATGAATATGTCGGAGACTATATTGAGGAAAATATGAGATATTCAGATGACGGTTCATTTGTTACCGATTTTTTTCCGACAATGGATATTAGATTTACTGAAGAAAATGTAAGAGACCTATCACAAATAATAAAAGTTTTTGCAACACAGAAGTATAATAATAATAATTTAACTTCAAGTGATTTTCAACAAACTTTCGAAAGTTTTCTATCGGGTCAAATAACATATCAAAATGATATGTTAAATCAAATATTTAGAACACTTAATAAAACATTACCGTCCGTTAAAGTAAATCCAACACAGGTTAGAATTTCAAAATTAGATGGTAATACAATTAAAAATGATTTATGGTCAACATTTAAAACTTTTAATGATAGATGGATTTCAGGTCAAGATGTTAAAAACAAAACATTATTTGAACAATTTTTATTTATGGACAAGGCAAATAGACCAATCGGTGATAAGGTTGTTATTAATATAGAAGATTTAAGAAGTGCATTAAAGACCGCAAACTCATCTGCTAGCGTACTTTCACTCTTAGGTACTATTTTAGAAAAAAATAATTTTATATTTATGCCTACACCATCTTATTCTAATTTTTATGGTAGAAATTTAAGAGTAAAAGAAGGAATGCCTGACCCATCTTTTAGTGATATTGGGAATAATACTTTTGGTACGTTTTTAGAGGTAGACACACATGGTTCCGAACCTAAATTTTTAGCAATATATGTCGGTAAAGTTTCTGAAACTATTAATACGTCACCAGAAAATGACAACTATCTTTATGGTGATGATTCATTTGATATAACTAAACCGGCTTTATCTCCTTTACGTTCCTCTGAAGATGGAGTAACTAATTTTTCTAATAGAAATAAAGTAGTTGCGTTTAACGTAGATTTTGGAGTACAAAACCAACAAATTTTTAAATCAATATCGATTGATATGGCGCAAAGAAAAAATATTGCACCAACCTTTCAAATACTATCTGACATGGGTTCCATGGCTGATGGACAGAAAGTTTCTCAAGAAACTGCAAATCTTTATAATTTTTATAAAAACGCAAGTTATAACTGTAGTGTAACTTCAATGGGTAATGTTATGATTCAACCAACAATGTATTTTAATCTAAGATATGTACCAATGTTTTATGGCCCATATCTAATTACAAGTGTTACTCACGATATTACAACTAGAGATTTTCAAACTTCATTTGAAGGTGTTAGAGCAACAAAATATTCTTTACAGATGCCAGACGGATTAATATCAAGTGTAAATAGAGATATCGTTCAAAATTATTTATCTGAAATACGAAGAATTCCATCACTATCTAATACAAGTGGAGACACACTAACTAGAAGTAATTATATAAAAAATAGTTCAACAACTACTAATGGTAAGAGACAGGCAATAGAAACTAAATGTGTTGCAGTACAACAATTAGACAAACCTTACGTACCATTACTAAAGACTGAGTTAAATCAAACACAGTTTAAAGGAGGTGTACAACAAATTACTTTACCTGAAAATGTTCAAAAATTTATTTTTGGTGTAGGATATGTAGAGACAGGAGTAGGGAAAAATCTAAAAGCATTTAATAACAACTACTTTAATCTTAAAAACATGAAGAGTAATGCAAGATGGACAGTTAATTTCAACCAACAAACCTGTGTTAAAGATGGTAATTATGTTGTACCGTATTTATCCTTTGAAAATGCGGGTGACTCAATAGAGTTTATGTCTAAAGTATGTAATCAGTTTAGTCAAATAATTGATGCGTTTTTAGTTAATAGTACAATCAACGGTGATTTGGCAAAGAGTTTTACCTATTTGTGGTATTATACGTTTAGATTTACAACTAAAGAAAAAGAATTAAACGCGTCTAGTAATGTAGATGATTCAATTATCGCCGCGGTTAATCATGATATTTCAACTAATACTGTATCTAAACAATTATTCGATAAATCTGAAGTTATTTTTAAAACTGCTATAAATGCTTGGGGATAATAATCAATAAATTAAGAAAAAGACTAATTTACGTATATTTATAAATAAAAACATTATGGATACAAAAACACTGCTAGACCAATATTTGTCTAAAGACACAAGAATCACTGAAAAAGATGCGGGTAATGGTTACAAAGAAGTTTGTGATTTAGATACGGGTGATTGTTATACTGTAAGAATGAGAGACGGCCTTATAGAAAGAGTTGATAATTCTATGAAACTAAATAGAACATTAAAAGTTGAAACTCCTCATGGGGTTAAAACACTTTTAAATGGTTAAAAAAAAATAATAAAATGTCTGTAGATAAAAAAATATTAGAGGAAATAACTAAATATAATAATATTAATAAGTATATTTCCGAACAAGATGAGACTTTACCACCGCCGAATACACCTGGTGACGAAGGTGAAGATTTAAATTTAGATGGTGTAGAATTAGAAGACGAATTAGTCCAATCTGTTGATGTCGACTCAGACCCAGACGTTGAAGTTGTAGATGAACCTAATAGTGAGTCTGTAGATGTTGAAGAAACAGGTACGGAAGAATTAGATATTACGGATTTAGTTACTACACAAAAAGATATGTCTAAAAAACAAGAAGAGTATATGGATAGTATGATGGATAGGTTAAATGACCTAACCAGTAAATTAGCTGATATGGATACAATACTTAATAAAATTAATGACCTCGAAACTAAAGTTGACAAATATCGTCAAAAATCTCCAGAAGAAAAGTTACAACTTAGAAGTTTAGACAGTTATCCATACAACCAAAAATTAACAGATTTTTTTGTTGATAAAGGAGTCGAAATGGAAAAAACAGGTAAAAACGAATATGTACTTACTTCTGATGAAGTTGATAACTTTTCAAGAAGCGATATCAAAAAATCATTTGACACACCATTCGAAGACGAATACTAACCCTAATATATTATTTTTTTAAATTAAAAGGCCAATATTAATTGGTCTTTTTTTTATTTTAAATTATTTGACTTAACGACTTTCTTTCTTATATTATTACTTGAGTAAAAGATAAATTATTAATAACAGAGAAAAAAGAAAATTATGGCAAATGCATTAGACGCAGTTCTAGCTCAGTACGAGAAAAACACTGCAAAAACAAACGGAGGAAATCAATCGATTTCACAAGAAGATAGGTTAAAACGTTACTTCACGACTTATCTACCAAAAGGAACTAAAGGAGGTCAAAAAACAGTTAGAATCCTACCAACATCAGACGGTTCTTCACCATTTAAAGAGGTGTGGTATCACGAAATTCAGATTGACGGTAAATGGACTAAACTATATGACCCAGGTAAAAATGATGGGGAGCGTTCACCTCTTACTGAGGTTTACGAGGAGTTAACATCAACAGGTAAAGAATCAGACAAAGATTTAGCAAGACAATACAGACCACGTAAGTTTTATATCGTTAAACTTGTTGATAGAGACAACGAAGACCACGGACCTAAGTTTTGGAGATTTAAAGATAACTACAAACAAGAAGGTATCTTAGATAAAATTATTCCAATATGGAAAGCAAAAGGAGATATAACTGATGCTAATGAGGGTAGAGATTTAATTATCGAACTTTCAAAGGCTAAAACACCTAAAGGTATTGAGTATACAGTTGTTCAAACAGTAATGTATGATGACCCATGTACTATTCATAAAGATGAGGCTCAAATGAAAGAGTGGGTGGAAGATGAATTATCATGGCAAGATGTATACGCACAGAAACCTGTAGAGTATTTAGAAGCTATCGCAAGAGGTGAAACACCTGTTTGGAGTAGTGAACTTAAGAAATATGTATATGGTGATGATACAGAATTATCTCTCGGAGGAGCTTCAAATACGGGTAAAGTAGAAGAGTCTACAGACCCACAATCAAAAATGGGCGTTGACACAGACTTACCATTTTAATATATTAATCAATTGATGGTAGCGGCATTCGTGTCGTTACCATTATTATTTAAAAAAATATGGCAATAAAGAAAAAAGATTTTAATAGTATAAAGAAGAAATTTTCTACATCCGCAAAATATAAACCACAAAGGTTTTTTGATTTGGGTGAGGATTTCTTAGATGCTGTTGGATTACCTGGACCAGCAATAGGTCATTTAAATATGTTTTTAGGACATTCAGATACGGGTAAAACAACTGCGTTAGTAAAAGCGGCAGTAGACGCTCAGAAAAAAAATATATTACCTGTATTCATTATTACGGAACAAAAATGGTCTTTTGAGCACGCAAAACTTATGGGTTTCGAGTGTGATGAAGTAGTTGATGAAGAAACAGGTGAATTAGATTGGGACGGGTTCTTCATTTTTAATAATAATTTTAATTATATAGAACAAATAACTGACTTCATTAATGAGTTATTGGACGCTCAGTCTAAAGGTGAATTAGATTATGACTTACTGTTCTTATGGGACTCAGTGGGTTCAGTACCATGTAAAATGACTTTTGACGGTAAAGGTGGTAAAATGCATAACGCATCTACATTAGCGGATAAAATAGGTATGGGTATCAACCAAAGAATTTCGGGCTCACGTAGAGCGGATTCTAAGTATGAAAATACTTTATTAATTGTTAACCAACCTTGGGTACAACTTCCTGATAACCCATTTGGGCAACCTAAGATAAAGAGTAAAGGAGGTGAGGCGATTTGGTTAAATTCTTCTTTAGTTTTCTTATTTGGTAATCAAAAAGATGCTGGTACCACCACTATAGCGGCAGTTAAGAACAAAAGAAAAGTAAAGTTTGCGTCCAGAACAAAAATATCGGTAATGAAAAATCATATCAATGGATTAGGATACGCGGATGGAAAAATAATTGTAACTCCTCACGGATTCATAGCAGGTAAAGAGAGTACTGAGGAAAAAAAATCAATTGAAAAATACAAAAGTGAGCAATCTGAGTATTGGAAAAAGGTCATCGGAGTTGAAGGTGATTTTAAGTTAGAAGAAGAAAAAAAAGAACAGTAACAATTTAACACAAATAAAGTGGTTAAAACATTATTAATTGACGGAAATAATTTATTTAAAATAGGTTTTCATGGAGTAAGAGATTTCTACCATGACGGAAAACATATTGGAGGTTTATATCATTTTGTTAACACAATCAAAAAGTTTCTTAATGAACACAATCATGATAAAGTCATTGTGTTTTGGGATGGGGAAAATAACTCATCCCAAAGAAAACTTATTTCACCAGAATATAAGGGAAATCGTAAACAAACTTTAAATCAAGCTAAAAAAGAATCATTTGAATGGCAAGTTCAAAGAGTTAAGGCTTATCTTGAAGAAATGTTTATTCGACAAATTTCAGTTAAAAATACTGAAAGTGATGATTTAATAGCGTATTACTGTCAAATATCCGAAGACGAATATAAAACTATATTTTCTTCAGATAAAGACCTCACACAGCTTATATCAGATAAAGTGGAGGTGTACCAACCGATGAAGAAGATAACCCTTAAAAACGGAGATAAAGTACCTCTAAAAGAGATATCAATTCCTCATCAAAACATAGCAACATTTAAAATAATTTCAGGAGATAAATCCGATAATATTGATGGTATTAGATTTATGGGTGAAAAAACATTTGTTAAACTATTTCCTGAAATAGTTGATAGTGTGGTTACGATTGACGATATTATACAACGAGCTGAAGAGATACATAAAAATGATAAAGACAATCGAGCATTACAAAATTTACTTTCGGGTAAAACAAAAAAAGGAATTTTTGGTGAAGAATTCTTTGTAATTAATAAAAAACTCGTAGATTTGTCACAACCATTATTAAATGAAGAATCAAAAGAAACGATAAAAGAATACCATACAGAAAATTTAGACCCTGATGGTAGAGGTTATAAAAATTTGATGAGGATGATGATGAGTGATGGAATTTTTAAATATTTACCAAAACACGATAATGTATGGGTTGAATTTTTAACCCCTTTTATGAAATTAACAAGAAAAGAAAAAAGAAGATTTAAAACAAAAAAACGTTTATTATGAAAGAAAAAATAGAAACAACTAAATTAGAGTTCTTAATGACACTTAACGATAACTTCGTTGTGCAAAGATACTTTAACGTTAAAGGGTATAACCCTAAAGCTAGAAAGAGTGTTGAACTTTATAGTATAGTTAGAGATGTTGCGGAAAAAATTCAAGAAGATTTGAAAAATAAGGCGTCTGACTATATGACAGAGAATACTCATCAGATAATGGCAAATCCAAATATTTTAGAGACTTCTAATACTGAGGGACCCGAATATTTTAATATCTATATTAAGATTGGAGATGAGACAATTTGTCATAGAATATGGGATGCTAAATTATACCCACCAAAGACAAGATACACTGTGGATGTACGCCCACACCTAAAAAAGTTACTTCGTGATTTGACTGACACTTTCTCAAGTGAAAATTTAACTTACAAGTACTTGAACTATCAACTAGTTTAACCATATTTATATTTTACAAACACAGATTAAAACTCAATAAAATATGTCAAAAGAAAAGAACTTTGGTTACCTCGGTAACACCTTCCAATTACAAATACTTAACAATATTATCCTATATAAGGATTTTGCAGCTTCGATTGTAGATGTTTTGGAACCTAAGTACTTTGATAATCAATATTTTAAGTTAATCATGCAGATGACCAAGGAGTATTATCACAAGTATGAACACGCTCCTTCATTCTCTACACTTGAACAAATTACTAAATCTGAAGTTTCATCACCTATGGCCCAAAAAATGGTCTTAGATATGATAACTCAAGTAGTTGATGCTCCAGAAGATGGGTATCAATACGTTCAAGAAAAGGCATTAAAATTTTGTAAACAACAAGAATTACAGAAGGTTATGTCTAAAGCACAAAAAATTATAGATAAAGGTGATTTTGAGTCTTACGACCATTTAGAAGAAATGGTAAGGGAAGCTTTACAGGTTGGAGAAGTTGACACGGGAACTGCTGATGTTTTTTTTAATTTAGATGAAGTATTGGATGACGATTTTAGACACCCAATTCCGATAGGTATAAATGGTATAGATAATTTACTAAAAGGTGGATTAGCAAAAGGAGAGATTGGTGTTATTTTAGCACCGACCGGTGTAGGTAAAACTACAGTCCTTAGTAAAATAGCAAATAACGCATTTAATTTAGGTTACAATGTTTTACAAATATTTTTTGAAGATAACCCTAAAATTATACAGAGAAAACATTTCACTATGTGGACAAAAATCGCACCCGATAATTTGTCATTACAAAGAGAAGAAGTTTTAGAAAAAGTTAGACAAATTAAAGAAAATGCACCAAATAGATTAGTTCTAAAAAAATTACCTTCTGATACAATGACAATGAATCAGATAAAAAATCAGATGCGTAAAATGATTGCTGAAGGTAATAAAATAGACTTAGTTGTGGTTGATTATATTGATTGTATCGTTCCTGATAAGAATTTAGGTGACGAGTGGAAAAGTGAAGGTTCAGTTATGAGAGGGTTTGAATCTATGTGTCACGAATTAGATATTGCAGGATGGACGGCAACTCAAGGAAATCGTTCATCAATATCTTCTGATGTAGTAACAACGGACCAAATGGGTGGGTCAATCAAAAAAGCCCAAGTAGGACACGTTATTATTTCTGTTGCTAAATCCCTACAACAGAAAGAAATGAATTTAGCTACAATTGCTATTACCAAATCAAGAATAGGTAAAGATGGAATTGTATTTGAAAACTGTAAATTTGATAACGAAATGATAGAGATTGATACGGATAGTAGTGTTACATTCTTAGGAATGGAAGAACAAAAAGAAGAAAAAAACAAAGTACGTATTCAAGAACTCCTACAAAAAAGAAAACAAAGGGAAAATAAAGTATAAATTTTTTTAAAAACAATATTAAATGGACAATCTAATTGATAGTGTCACTAAAGACATTCGTTATGTAATAAAAAGAAGTGGAGATAAAGTAGTTTTTAAATCTGAAAAGATTGAAATAGCTATTTTAAATGCGATGAAAAGTATCGATAAAGTAGATGAAAATATGGCAGAAAAAATTGCCAGACTCACAACAAAAGGTCTTTTCAGAGGTAATAAAGAAAGGGTACCTAATGTTGATGAAATTCATGATATGGTTGAAAACAAGTTAATGGATAACGGTTTAAATTATGTCGCTAAAGAATATATTATTTATCGTTCTAAGAACCAACCTAATATTTTTTCTAAAAGAATTAATCTTAAACCTTATGAATATCCTAACTTAAATGAATATGTGGATGCAATTAGACATTCATATTGGGTACATACTGAATTTAATTATACCTCAGATATTCAAGATTATAAAGTACATTTAAACGATAAAGAAAAATCTGCAGTTGAAAGAGCTATGTTAGCTATTTCACAAATTGAAGTAGCGGTTAAATCATTTTGGGGTGACATTTATAAAAGAATGCCAAAACCTGAAATTGGTAATGTAGGTGCTACATTCGCTGAGTCAGAGGTAAGACATGCTGATGCATATTCGCATCTAATTCAATTGTTAGGACTTAATAATGAGTTTGAAAATTTATTAGAAGTACCTCAAGTAAGAAGAAGAATTAAGTATTTAGAAAAAGCTATTTCTAATTCTAAGTCTGTAGATGACAAAGAATATTTTGAATCTATTGTGTTGTTTTCAATGTTTGTTGAAAATGTTTCACTATTTTCACAATTCTTAGTTATTATGTCATTTAATAAACATAAAAACAAATTAAAAGGTATTAGTAATGCTGTTGAAGCGACATCTAAAGAAGAAAATATTCACGCTGAATTTGGGTTCGAGTTAGTTAATTTAATTAAAAAAGAAAATCCAGAGTGGTGGACACCACAATTAGTTGAGGATTTAATTATTGCAACTAAAGAAGCTTATGAAGCAGAAACAGAAGTAGTTAATTGGATTTTTGAAAAGGGTGACTTAGATTTCTTAACTAAAAAACAAACAATGGAGTTCATTAAACATAGATTTAATGTATCTTTGAATTCAATAGATGTGGATAGTATATTTGAGATTAATGACACATTATTAGAGACTACTGAATGGTTTGATGATGAGATTTTAACTACTAAACATACTGATTTTTTTAATAAAAGAAGTATCAACTACAGTAAGAAACAAAAATCAATCACATCAAACGATTTATTTTAAAAACAAAACAAAACAAATAATAATAAAATAAGAATATGAAAAAGAGAGAACCTTTTAATTGGATTAATGAAGAATCAATAACGTTTCTTCGTAGAGGTTATTTAAGTGAAGGTGAAGAACCTTTAGATAGAATAAAAATAATTGCAGAACATGCAGAAAAACTTTTAAATAAAGAAGGGTTTGCGGATAAATTTTATGATTACATGAGTAAAGGATGGTATTCATTATCATCACCAGTATGGGCAAATTTCGGTAAAGTTAGAGGTCTTCCTGTGAGTTGTTTTGGTTCAAACGTTAGTGATAGTATAGAATCAATATTATTTACACAGGCTGAAGTTGGTGAAATGAGTAAAATGGGTGGGGGTACTTCAGGGTATTTCGGTAACATTAGAGGTCGTGGAGCTAAGATAACGGATAATGGACATGCACCAGGTGCAGTCCATTTTATGAATCTATTTCAAAGTGTGGTTGATAACATTTCACAAGGGGCGACACGAAGAGGTCGTTTCTCACCTTACCTACCTATTGAGCACCCTGATATTATGGAATTCTTAGAGATTGGTACGGAAGGAGCTTCAATACAAGATTTAACACACGCGGTAACAGTTACTGATAAATTTATGGAAGAAATGATTGCGGGGGACGATGAAAAAAGAAAGATATGGGCTAAAGTAATTCAAAGAAGAGGTGAAATTGGTTATCCTTATATTATGTTTCATGATACAATGAACAATAACGCACCTAAAGTCTACCAAGATAAAGGAGCTAAAATATATAACTCTAATCTTTGCTCTGAGATAGCTCTACATAATTCTGAAGACGAATCATTTGTTTGTGTACTATCTTCAATGAATGTATTACACTACGATGAATGGAAAGATACTGACGCTGTTGAAACTATGGTTTATTTCTTAGATGCGGTTGTTACAGAGTATTGTAATAAATTAGAAAAATTAAGAGACAACGGTACTAGAGAAGGTAAAATGGCGTTTTTATATATGGAAAAGGCTTATAACTTCGCTAAAAGACAAAGAGCACTCGGTTTAGGTGTTTTAGGTTGGCACTCACTTCTACAATCAAAAGGATTACCTTTCGATACTAAAGAAACTGCTAAACTTAATGTTGAGGTATTTAGAACAATTAAAGATAAATCATATAAAGCATCAGAAGAGTTAGCTGAAATTTTTGGTGAACCTGAATATCTAAAAGGTTATGGTAGACGAAACGTAACACTTAATGCTGTTGCTCCGACTACTTCATCGGCGTTTATTCTTGGTCAAGTGTCACAATCCATTGAACCTATTTGGTCTAACTGTTATGTTAAGGATGTAGCTAAAATGAAGGTTACTATTAAAAATCCTATATTAAAAGATTTGTTAGACTCAATCGGTAAAAATAATAAGGAAACTTGGGATAGTATAAAAAAGGCTGACGGTTCAGTACAACATTTAGATTTTCTAAATGACGACCAAAAAGATGTGTTTAGAACATTTGCAGAAATTAATCAATCGTCAATTGTTAATCAGGCAGCAATTAGACAAGACTTTATTGACCAGTCGCAATCTTTAAATTTAATGGTTTCACCTGAGATGCCAACTAAAGACGTTAATAAATTACTTATTGACTCATGGAAGTTAGGGGTTAAGACACTATATTATCAACATTCTATGAACTCGGCACAGGCTTTTGCTAGAAAAAAGTTGAATTTAAATGACTTACAATGTGTTGCGTGTGAGGGTTAAGGTATAAAATAGGTGTATATTATGTAAAAAGGTTGGATTCGTCTAACCTTTTTTCTTTTATATTTAGATAAAATAATCTGTGTTTATATTTATGGGATATGGCAAACGGTAAAACATATGGTGTATTTTTTCCTTTTAGAGATAGTTTACAAGGTGACTACCTAAGATTAACTGAATCCTCAGATGAGGAAATAAGGGCAGATTTACTTCATTTAATATTAACAAGGAAAGGTAGTAGGTACTATCTACCTGATTTTGGTACTCGAATATACGAGTTTATATTTGAACCAATGGATGGACCGACATTCGATGCGATTAAAGCAGATGTTAGACAAGCCGTAGATAAATTTATACCAAATTTACAAATAAATGACATAACCATTGAACCTTATGTCGAAGCAGAACCATTACCTGGTGAAATCAATTACGATGAATTAGGTGGTCAAATTTTTAGAGTTGCGAGTGATAGTGCGGTAGAGTACACCGCAAAACTAAGAATTGACTTTACTATTGTTAATGGTACATTTTCATCAAAAGATTTCGTGATTATTAATATTTAATATTATATGGCTAACCGTAAAATTTCATACACAGATAGAGACTTTCAATCCTTAAGACAAGAATTGATAAATTATACACAACAGTATTATCCAGAATTAATAGCTAATTTTAACGATGCCTCGATTTATTCTGTATTTATGGACTTAAATGCGGCTATCGGAGATAATCTACATTATCACATGGATAGAAGTATCCAAGAAACAGTATTACAATACGCTCAACAAAAATCGTCAATTTATAATATTGCTAGAACTTATGGTTTAAAGATACCCGGTAACAGACCGTCAATTGCCTTAGTAGATATTTCAATCACGGTTCCAGCATTAGGGGACCAAGAAGATGAAAGGTATTTAGGTGTTATGAGAGCGGGTTCTCAATTTATTGGTGCTGGACAGGTATTTGAAAACCCTAACGATATTGATTTTACTTCACAGTACAATAGTGAAGGTTTCCCAAACCGTACTAAAATACCAAACTTTGATTCTAATAATAGGTTAATTAATTATACAATGACTAAAAGAGAAGTTGTAGTTAATGGATTAACTAAAACATTTAAAAAAGTTATTAATAATAACGATGTAAAACCATTTTTTGAATTTTTCTTACCCGAAAAAAATGTTATTAGTATAACTTCATTAATTCAAAAAGATGGTGTAAATTATCAATCACCTCCTACGTATGATGAGTTTATTAGTTCTCCTGACAAATGGTACGAAGTAGATGCTTTAGCAGAATCTAAAATTTTTATTGAAGACCCCACACGACCGGCAGATAAACCAGGACTTAAAGTAGGTAAGTATATTGAAACTGAAAATAGATTTGTTTCTGAATATACACCTGAAGGTTACTGTAAAGTTAATTTTGGAGGAGGAACAACAACACCTGAGGAACAACTACAAGAATTTACGAGAACTGGTATTCCTTTAAGAATCCAAGATTATCAAAATAATATTGGATTAGGGTTAACTGTAAAGGCGAATACAACATTATTTGTACAATATAGAATTGGAGGAGGTAAATCCTCTAATGTTGGTGTTGATGTAATAACACAGTTTGGTACAACATATTTTGATGTTAATGGACCATCTAATAACGTTAATCAAAATGTTATTGATAGTTTAAGAACTACTAATGTTACTGCGGCTATAGGTGGTGGAGATTTACCGACCCCTGAAGAGGTTAGAAATATGGTATCATTTAATTTTGCGGCACAAAAAAGAGCGGTAACAGTTAACGATTATAACTCATTGGTTAGAACAATGCCTAGTAGGTTTGGAGCACCTGCGAAGGCGGCTATCACAGAACAAGAGAATAAAATAAGAATTGAAATATTATCTTATGATACACAAGGAAAACTTACAGAATCAGTTTCAAATACATTAAAACAAAATATAGCTAATTATTTATCACATTATAGAATGATAAATGATTACATCTCAATAACTAACGCTAATGTGGTTGATTTAGAATTTGAATTATCCGTAGTAATGGACTCAACTCAAAACCAAGGACAGATTATTACTAATATTATTAACTCAGTAGATAGTTATTTTTCACCTCAAAAACAACAATTAGGTGATAATGTTAATATTTCGGACATACGAAGAATAGTACAAGATATACCGGGAGTCATATCTCTTTCAGAATTAAAAGTTTTTAATAAAGTGGGTGGTAGATACTCTAATTCACAAACATCTCAAAGATATTCAGACAATCAGACAAAACAAATTCAGTTAGTTGATGACACTATTTTTGCACAACCAAATCAAGTTTATCAAATTCGATTCCCCGACAATGACATTAAAGTGAGAGCTAAGTCACTTAAAAATGTCGACTTCTCATAAATCTATCCATATACTTTTGATAAAATCAAATTAAAATTAAGATGAATAACTATTTATCTTAAAAACTAATTATGCCAAAATCGATTAGAATAAGAACAGAACCTGGTGTTGATAGAGACATTAATGTTAAAATTGACCAAGATTTTGATTCCTTAGAAATTTTGTCTTTAAAATTAAGACAAGAAGACTTATATACACAGTTCTGCGCCGATTATGGGGTTGTTGTGGGAAGAGTAATAGCCAATGGGGGTTTAGGTATACCTAATGCTCATATATCAATTTTTATCCCTTTAGATGATGTTGATGAAAGTGACCCTATAATATCCACACTATACCCATATAAAACCCCGACTACAAAGAATGAAGACGGGTATAGATATAATCTTCTACCATATGAAGATGAATACTACGGACATAACGGTACAGGTACATTTCCAACAGTTGACGATGTATTAACTCGTAAAGAGGTTTTACAAGTTTATGAAAAATACTATAAGTATTCGGTTAGAACTAATGACTCAGGTGACTTTATGATTGTCGGAGTGCCCTTAGGTAATCAAAAATTAGTTATGGATTTAGATTTATCTAACATGGGTGAGTTTTCACTTAGACCTTCAGATTTAATTAGAATGGGTCGTGGAGTACCTTCACAATTTAATGGTCAACTATTTAAAGATTCTGAAAATATTGATTCATTACCACAGATATTAAATGAAGTAAAAGACATTGATGTTTCATCATTTTGGGGACAAGATGATATATGTGATGTAGGTATAACTAGAGTTGATTTTGATTTGAGTGACCAAGGAATAGAAATTACACCTCACTCAGTATTTATGGGTTCTTTGTTCTCCTCAAATGAGGATGACTATATAAAGGCCACTTGTAGACCTAAAAAAGATACAGGTAATTTATGTGATACTGTTGCGGGCCCTGGAGAGATATTAGCCATAAGACAAACAATACAGGAAGATGAAAATGGTGACCCAGTATTAGAACAGTATCAATTAGAAGATGGGGGTAATGTTATTAACGATAATGGAGCGTGGTTAATTGACCTTCCAATGAATATGAATTATGTAACAACTAATGAGTTCGGAGAAAGAGTAACTTCTCCTGACCCTAGTGTTGGAATTCCCACACAAGCTAAGTATAGGTTTAAGATAAAATGGCAAAACGAAGCAGGATTACAAACTCAAATAATGAGGGCAAATTATTTAATTCCAAATATAAAAGAACATTGGAATGGTAATCCTATATCTGGTATTCCATTTGATTTAAATAAATCGTATTCATTTTCATTAGATTGGTCGGATTATTACGATAAAGATGCCGCAATAAAATGTGAAGACACATTTTATAGTTTTGGTTATAATAAAGTCTACACTACAGCAGCACACATTGATAGATGGAAATATGGTGCAAATAGAGCTTCTCATTATGGTATAAAAGAGATTCTTAATAGGGACTGTATGAGTGAAAATAATAGGTTTCCTGTAAATGATGGACAACGTAACTTTGATTTTTTATATTTTTTATTTAACATCCTACTCGGTGTTATTACCCCAACGGTTTTTGTTATTATCCCTATAATGCACGTATTAGCATTATTATATCCTATAGTAAGGCTTATTGTTAACCTTCTTGTAACCATAATTAATCCTATTTTATACTTAATTTGTAAAGCGGTTGCATTTTTAAGTAGAAAAGTTAAAAAAAGTGATTGTAAAAAAGACACAATTAAAAAACTACCTAAAGAAAACCCATTTAAGAGATTAACTTTACCTATGATAACCTATCCTGACTGTGAAGCATGTTCATGTGATGATGTTAATTTACCCGATGCTGAAGATGAAACAATTACAAGTTTGGAATTAGAAATTGCAAATGCGAATCAGAGTAATTTAGCTGACTTCGTTAGTATAGGGGCTTATAATGATATTGTATGTAGTACTAGCTCCGTCTCACCTGGAGGGGTAGTTCCTCCAACTATTAATATAAACTCGGAATGTTATGCATGTTATAATGGACAACCGAGTTATGTTGCTGCACAATACAACCAACTTATCTTTTCAGGATACGACCCTGATATCCCACCACCATCAGAACCAGGAGAATTTAATCCACCTTTTACTCCACCTGCACAGTGGTCAAAGAGTCCATTTAGTTTACAAACACATAGTAGTGAATACCATTCAACATTTACCACAACCTTACCTCAGTCATTAAATTTAATGAATCAAAGAAGTAGATATTTTGATACTACAACACCTAATCGTATGTTAGTGGATATTGTAAATGACCAACTAAACCCTAATGGGGTTCCTAATACATCACCAATTACACATGTAAAAAATAGGTACGAAGACATGCCGTTAGTTACTGTACTTGATGGTAATGTTAATTTAACCCCTGGTCAGTTATTAACATTTGTTGATGGAGAATTAATTGATGACCCTAACGTTAATAATACAGGAATGACCGTAAATCAATTTGGTTATCAGTCATTAACAGGTACCATGGTAAGTAATCCTTCCGCATACGTTACAAGACCATGTAGTTATATTGACGGTAACGGTACTCCACGAAATATAGATTTAGAATTATATTCACCTGTTCCAGGAGCGTCATACAATTTTAAAACGGGTATTGAATACTATCAGGTTATTGGTAGTATGGATGTTAGTGATGCAAGAGCTTACTTATCTGGTGTAACTGCAAATAGTAGTGATTCTATATTATGGAAATACTTTTTAGATAAAGATTGTCAATATTTCTGTGACAGAGGTAATTCAAACTGGGCCGTTCCCATACAAGACCCTCTTGATTATTTTGAGGATGCAGACAATGTTAAAATATATTTTATAGCTAAAGGTGTGGACCCATACTCAGGAAGACAAAAAATAAAATATGATTTGAATAGACTATTTGGAGAACTATATAACGCAAACCCTAACTTTATTTTCCAAGGAGATTATTTTCCTAACATACCAATACAAGAGGTTAGTAACGCTAATGGAGGTAATGGTGATGATGATACACCCGCACCTCACTATGATATAGATTTACCTCCAGGTACAATACATTTTGATGATGGAATTAATGATAATACTGCATTATTTCATGGGTCTTATCTTTTTACCCCTATTTCAAATTCAGGAACTACATTTCAATCATTTTTTACTAGAGGTTTTGCCTATTACTCTTCATTAGATTATCAATTTGGGACCACATTAACAAATTTTGGTAGTAGTAATGGTGTCGAAGTAACTGGTAGTTTTCTTGACCCTTTAGTTGGTTATGATGTGATGTCTATTAGTACAACTCTTAGTGGACAAAGTAAAATAGAAGGAGCATCATACCAATGGACCGATACAAGTCCTCAAGCTAATTTAACTTCTGCGAGTAAAGTGTATACGATATCACCATCTTATTGGTTATGGAACGCCGCAGGACTTGCACCTAAAATTAATATGAATGATGAGACTCGTTTAATTTTTAGGTCAGATAGATTACCAACATCATCGGTTAGGGACGAAGGGGCTTTAGCACCATATCAAGATTTCTGTTTACACTTAAATGACACATTTGTTTATTTTACTGTGACCGACACAGGTGTAAGTGAAGCAGTCTCACCTAACACTTCTGTCGGTTCTACAGATGGTTCAGGCGGAGCAGCAGATTATGGAGATGAACCACAACCAGGATTTATGGGAAATGGAATATTACAGAGTTTTGAATGTTCAGGATTAAAAGTTTTAGAGTGTTATAATGGTACAGGTAGTAATTTTAGTGTAGACAATCCGTGTGACTTAGACGATAGAACTCAAGGGGGTTGTTATGTGTTTGTTGATAACCCTTTAATAATTAGTATACCTAAAGATTTTAAATTTTTCTTTGAGTGGAGGACAAGGTTTAGATTTATGTTTGGAGCATGTAGAGGAGTTGTCGGACATATGTTCCAAAATAATTGGATAAATGGTACTTTATATATGCCATCATTTCAAAAGAAGACTTTTTATGATAGTAATAATGAAGTAAAACGTTACAAATATTGTGGTGACCCTTTCGTGGGTAATGGAGGGTTATTTGGAAATCAAAAACAAATGTGTGGACCATTATACTTTAATACTGATTCTAACTCATTCTTTTATAGGTCCGCACCATATAATACTAATACGAATCAATTTAAACCACAAGGAGACTGTTATGGAGGTTTTTTTGGATTAAATAATATTGGTTCAAATGACGGAAATATATGGCAACCAACAACAATTATGGATTTGGGACCTAAAACAGATTTCCTAAAAGAAGTATTACTTACACCTGAATTCCAAGGATATATAATGGATGAGATTGAATCAACTTCATATCAAGATATATCAGGATTATTAAACTTATTTATAATTTCAAGATTAGTTGACGCTAACTTTTTAGAACAACTATTAGGGGTGGGTGACGCATCAATACAACAATTATTTTCTAGAGACCCTGGACTTGGTTTAGTTAATAGATTTTTTGATTCAAGAGTTGATGGGGATTATGCGCAGGCATGTTCTATCAATACAGAATTTGGTGTATTACCTTATCTTGCTGGAAATTATGAAGACGAAGTTGCAGTAGGAGACAGTTTATTTGGTGTATGGTTTACAGGAAGCACCGTGAGTCCTTATAACACTGTAGGTACAACAGTTGCTGATAGAAGAATTGTTGGCCCTGGAGAATTAACATTTTCTGAAGACCCATTATTAGTTAGTAATTTTAATTATATTGGGTCACAAACAGTTCCATTTTATACTTGGGAATTTGCTGGTGGAAATATGTTTGGTACTGAGGAAAATACGTGGAAAACAAATACTTGTCAAACGGGTACATATCAAGATGAAAAATTTGACGGAGCCAATCAGTATGCTAAACCGACCACAGGTTTAGGTACAGGATTTATTTTTAATAGACCAGTCAATGTATATCCTGGTAGTGTACCTACGGATAATGGTAATGATGGTTATAGGGTTGGGTCACCATTTCAATTCTATTTTGGATTAAAAAGAGGTAAAAGTGCGATGAATTTGTTCATAACTAAATTTATATTTAATAGAGATTTAAATGGGTAATCAAAAAAATAATCAAAGTATTAGAATAGTTAGGGGTTCTGACCGTTATGCGGGCGCACCTGATACGGATTTATCTATTCAGATACCATTAGAAAATTCTAAAAAAAGTATTATTGAGGGAGATAGAAATGTACTAATTAATTTAGAAGAAAGATTTGACCATGAAAGACAGATTTCAACAAAGTTTAGAATAGCCGGTAAAATAGTAAATTTATTTGATAATACGGTATCAGGAAGATGTTCTAATTATGCTCCCTTTGAAGAAGAATTGTATTATATAGACCCAACACAATCATTAGTAGCGGCTCAAGGAAACGTCGCTAACGCGGTTTGGACAGGGTACCCTCCTTATGATGAATTTAATTTTTTTAGAACATCAGGAGTGCCAGGTCATGTAGATTATGATAGTAAAAGTGCATCAACCTATAATTGGTCAGTGTATTTAAGTTACTCTCATAAAAATGACTATAATCAGTCTATGAAATATACTGATGATGATACTAACACTAGTTTAACTTTTAATGTGTCTGACGGTATCCCATATTCAATTAAGAATCGCACAGTAAATGGAAAAAGAATGATTAGTTTTTATTGTGGATTCAAACATAACATAAAGGAAGGTGATTATGTTTACTTGCAAACACCTGTAAATGGTAAAAATTTATTAGAAGTTTATAGTTTAGGAGACCAATCATATGGTAATGAAGATAAGATTCTTAATGTTTATAACTATGGGTATACAGGTAATAGTATTAGTGACGGAGCTATGGGAACATTAAAAAGAGTTATTAACCCTAGCAATTCTGGAGAAACTATGTCAGAATACTATGTAAGAAAACATAAGACATTAACTGAAGTAAAAAATGTAGATTTAACCCGAATGGGGTTTGAACAAAATAATTTTCCTGTAGAAAAAAAATTAGAGTACTCCGCACTTACGCCAAATCAAACAACAAGGATATCAGTAAAAGATGGTAGAGGTTCGTTTGGTTTATCATTTGATAAAGATATAGATATTATATCACTAATGGATAATCTTGATAGACCTGTGACAGAATTATTCGTTACGATAGTGAACAAAGGTTATATGGGATTTTTCAATCACGGTGGAACAGGACCCCCTAATAAAGGGTTAGAAGTTGGGTGGTCATTTAATTTTAGAAAGAGCATGATTGATACTTGGTGGTCTAAGTTAAATCTACAGAATAAAGATAATATAACTACAGACTATTATGATAAACCGGGTGATAATAATTTAAATATAAGATTTTACTATAATAAAGATTTACCGATAGGAACAGAAATTAAAGGAGATATTTGTGAATGGAATAAATTCGACCAAAAAGAAACTATTCTATCAAAGATATCTCATAAATATTCTTTTAATCCTGGTGTAATAACAACATCAGGAAATGTTAATTTACCCGATGGATACACATATAACCCACATCATTCAGTAAAACTAAGAGTTTATTCGGACTATATTGAAACGGGAGATAGAGAAGCTGTAAGTGGTGTTCCTGACTATTCTTTCTTTTCAAATTTTGAGGGACAGTGGAGATGGAGAGATATATACACTTATGGGTATATAGACACCGATGGTAATGGAGTTAATTACCCATTTTTAAATGGGGAACATTATCCTTTTGCGGATGTGCTATTTTTACAGACTCCCTTAATGAAAAACAATAACGTCTTTAATGACATAATCTTTGACCCAATAACTGACGATTGTGAATAAATTTAGATTTACCGTAAACGATAAAGACACACAATTTAATCTACCTATTGAAATTGATTTCGATAATTTAGGTAGAGAAGATTTAATTAAACAATATGAAGATGATGTCATAGAACAAGTGATTAATCCTGTTGAAGATTTTGAAACGACACGTTACTCACATAATAAGTGGTTAAATGTTAATAACATACCTAAAAACAGTACTACTTACGAATTTTCTTTTTTTAATCGTACAGTAGATGTCGATACAACTACACCGGCTAATAGTAATTTATGGGTTTCTAGTTATACTTATGTCGACCCTTCAGTCTATCAAAATTATAGTGGTATTACATTTACTAATAAAGAACTTTATTATTACGCCAATTCATTTAAGAGAAGTTTCTTTAAACTAGATTTTTATGATACTACTGACGCTCAAAATCAACAAATTTATTTCACAGTAGTTATACCGACACAACAAGGTGAAAAAACACAAGTTGATATCGGTACACCTACAGTACCAAAACCAGTCGATATTAGAAAACCATTATTTAATTTAGACTATGTTGGAGATAAAGAGGGGTATTTTATTTATTGGTTAAAAAGTCGTGAATATATAGATTTAAATACTTTTTATATGTCGGCTAAATTTTTTAATGCTAAAATAGGACAATTTGTTAGAATGACAAATAGACCACAATCTAATATATCTGAAAAATTTAATTTTGATAAGTCTGAATACTTTTATTACAAAGTTAACTTAGATGTTGATAATTATGAATATGAGGTTTTTGAAGAATATGGGGTAGGAAATAGAGTAGGTCAATTAAATAATGGTATAAAATGGTACGAATACGTTAATCCACAATAATGGAAGAAAAATATTACATAAAAGTTTCTCCTGAATCAATAAAAGGTGACGTTATTACTGAGTATTTCAGTGGTAATACTTTTGGTGTTTATACAGGTATGACTCAAGTATTGAGTGGAGGTACAGGAGGTAGTAGTTTACTTACGGGTTTAACCATACCTTTAGTGTTTAGACAAACTTATGAAAATTATGGGTTTTATACGCCATTTGACGGTTTCGCGTTACAAAAAGATGTGGTTAGTAATTTTATAACCTCAGGAGACCCTGGAAACCAATACGTAATTAGAATTTTTAATACTTCTGACCAATATAAAGGGTTTTTAAAGTTAGCTAATTATACTGTAAATTGGGGAGACGGTAATTCAGAGCCATTTACCACAAACTCTCCTCAATATTTGTCACATACTTATCCCAACGTTCCTACGAGTTATACAATAACCTTAACTCAAAATAATCCATGGGGACAGACTAATATAGAAAAGAAAGTTTACTTACCGACAACGGGAGTTACGATAAATAATCCTTATGGTAATATTACGTTTACACCTCAAGGTGGAAGTTGGTCAGGTATACCAATAAATTATAATTATATTTTTACCGGGGACAGTTCAAATACCGTACAAAGTCAGACTTCTAATAATTTTACAACAGTACCATTTATAGTTAGTGGTTTTACCTCATCTAGATTATCTGAACTTAAATTATATGGTACAGTTCAATATGATATAACTACTACAGTAGTTAAAGGGGGACAACCATACGGTAAAGTTAATCAAATAACGAGTGGTTATACTTCGTACACAATTAATGATGTTGATTACTATGATTACCCTGATGGTACTACATTATATATCGCCAATTCCTCAGGTTTAACAAGTTATGACCTTGTTGCCTCAGCAATAACTAAACAAGAAGTATTAATTAACGTAGTTGACTCACCGGAAATACAATCTGAAATATTTATTGAAAGAGGTAAGCTTTCAGGCTTTGAATCATTACAGAGACTTGGGGAAGTTGATAACTTAGGTGACATGGAATCTTATGGGTACGGTTACTTCAAAATAAACAAAAATAACGAGTAAATAAAATGGCATTAGGAACATACGGAACAGTACGACCAGCAGATATGTCTCCCGAAGATGTGGAGATAATACTGAATTATACTCCTTCAAGAGACGTTACGACAAATTTTGTTTTAACAAAGCTAAACGCCGCTGATGTGTTAACACCTTATTTTCATAGTTCAACAACAGGAGGGAACGCAGATGTGGAAATATTAGGAGGTTTATATAATTTAAAATTACCAGCAGAGGAATTTAATAAAATAGGTATATATACTCTATATATAAGACCTGTAGAGATAAGAACGACTATAACAGATTGTGGTGTGTTATCATCTTTACCAAATGTAAAAGGGATTATTATAGATTTAAATGCGGTACCACAACAATTTAGAAATAGATTTATTAATCAAGGATTAATAGGTTACCGTATCGAATATTTAAATAGTGATGGTACTAAAATACCTAACTTCTACAGAGTAGTCACATCTTCTTTTTATTGTGAACCTGTGGTAACTAATTTATCTAATAGCTCTCAAAAAGCCATTCGTTATAGGTATGTTGATAGTGGTAGTGATTTAATTTTTTGTACGGTTTCACCTTCAAGTGCACCTTCTAACAAAGCAAACGCGACTCCATTTATTGGTCAACCAAATCAAAATATTGTTATGACCAATACATTTTTTAATCCAATTAGTGTTGATGTTGAATTGGCTGAACACGATATAGATACTTTAGCTATTGCGCTTTACGGTAACCAAACTAAGAGTATGGAAGATGGTATATATACGATGTATGATAATAGTCTTAATATCTATAAACAATATAACTTATACGAAATCCGTGATGAATTCAATAATTTACTTTATGAAGTTCGTCAAGATAGAGATAATAATATTGATTTCAGTAAGAATTTCAACAACATAACTAATTAATAATGGCAAATAATAACAATAAAAAATACTTTTATCCACCCGCACCTCCAAGTGCAGATGAATCCTTTTCCCCCAATTTAGTTGGGTTACAAGTGGTTGATGGTGGTGGATTGACTCAGGGTAATTTCGAGTTTAGTACTTCTATTGTTGAAAAAGTTAATAGAACATTTGAGACTGGAGTCTTTAGTAATCCAATATCCTTAGCTGACCTTGACGTTGATAGTATTGAAGAGTCCAAGGCAATTGCAATAAAAAATTATAGGGTATATCCTAATTACGATATAAGTCAAGTAACAAATTATGCTTTATATGGTTCATTACAAAAAAGATTATCATCTTCAATAACAAAAATAATCAATTTTTTTCCTGCATCTATTCAAGTAGATAAAATATTATTAAAGGATTACTCAAGTGCTAATACCGCTACTAATATATCTTTTAATAGTATTGAGCAAGTTACAACACTAACTATGGATGTTAGTAGATTTACTAATCCTTTTGATATTGATTATTCAGTTAATGCCGCTAGAAATTTAGAGCTAAGACCTTTCCCTACGAGTCCTTTAAGAGACCTTACTAACACCTATAACAAATACGCATTATATGTGGATAATATGGAGACTGAATATCAGTTAGTTAACTTTACACCTTCTACCACATTTTCCGCAGGAACAATAACTTTAAGTGTTATGGGTAATCCGTTTAGCGGTGTTAGTACGACTAATAGTACTTTAATATTACGACCAAATACATTTCATACTGAATTTGCGTTTCAAGAACCATTTGATGAAGTTGAAGATTTTTTACTTAATAGATTTAGTAATCCGCCCTATACGGCCTCATTTGATTTAGTAGAAGAAAATGACATGGGTCAATTTATTAAAAGTAAAAAGAAAGTTACTTGGCCAAAAAGTGGTGTATGGAATTTAGATATAACAAGTGAAAATTTTGATACCTACCTTTTAGAGGTTAGTCAAATATCTGAAGTTTTAGATAGATATAAAACTGACTTAATAGTTAGATTTTTAACAACAGGGGCGTTTAAAGATTTTGATACTCAGGATAACAAAGTAGAAAAAGTATTACAAATTTATGGTAGAAGTTTTGATGAATCTAAAAAATTTATAGACGCATTATCTTTTATGAATTCAGTTCATTATACCCCTCAAAATGATATACCTTCAGCTCTATTACAGAATTTAGCACAAACTTTAGGGTGGAATACTAACATATCACCAATCACAAATGAAGATTTCTTAACCTCTATATTCGGTTCTAAAAATAAATCGATATACCCTGGTTTTCAGAATGACCCAACACCTAATCAACTTAATTATCAATTTTATAGAAATATAATACTTAACTCGGCTTATCTTTTTAAGTCTAAAGGTACTCGTCACTCAGTTGAGGCGATTATGAGAATGGTAGGGGCACCTAAAGATTTAATTGAGTTTAATGAAATTGTTTATGTTGCGGATGGACCGATTAATGTTAAAAGGTTCGAAGGAGAATTCTTAAAAATATCAGGAGGAACTAAAGTCGATGATGTTCCAGCTTTAGACCCTACAGTAATATATAATATTCAAGGGGTGACCTATACAGGATTTACAACCTCAACATATGTTACTCAAACTAATGAAGTTAGGGGTGACTATCCTATGAATGACAAGGGATACCCTAAAAGACCAATAGTTAATAATGATTTCTTTTTTGAAAAGGGTGCGGGGTGGTATATTGAAACTCCTGACCATAGGGCTAATGAAAAGTTAGATGTGAGTAATTCAACTTTTACAGGGGCTAATCCTGATGTTCAAACAAAATTAGAAACGTTTACTTATGGTCAAAAATATTTTGATAGGTTTAGAGATTTTCCTTACATGAACTTAGGTTTTGGATTAACTAGAACTGTAGATAATAATAAATCTTGGGACGATTCGGAAATAGGTCTTAGACGAAATAGAGATGGGGCGTATAACGCCTATTATACCGCGTTTGAAGAGGACTTAGTTTTAAATGCCAAAAACGTTGAACTTTATCTTAATATGGCTCAAGGTATAACTTACGATATATGGAGAATGTCAAGAAGATATAATTATCCTTTTCCTTCTTCTGGTTTAACCGCCCCATATCCTTCACCTTCGGGTAAAGATTGGACAGTTATTAACCCATTACCTAAAGAGAAGACGTTTTTTGAATTTTCACAAACATTTTATAATACATTAATAAACGTTAGAAATCGACAAGTTATTAGTGATGGTGCGGCCAATAGTTATCCGACACTTCAATCAATATATTGGAAATATCTACAGTCAGAATCAGCGGTTAATATACCTTCTAACCAGTATACTTACCAAAAAATGATTGATTTTACTTTAGGTATTGGAGATTATTGGACAAAGTTTGTAGAACAAATGATTCCTGCTTCAACAATATGGATGGGTGGTCAAAAAATGGTTAACAATGTTTTACAAAGACAAAAACATGTGTGGAGAAGACAAAGAGGATGTGAAATAATACCTGTTGAATGTATACCATGTACTTATAATGGACAGTTATTTGAGGTTGACTGTATTGATGAAACACTAACGTGTGACGTTAATATCAATTCAATTCCAACTTTATTAAATAGTAGTATTAATAGTTGCGTTGCAAAATCAGGATATACAATTACTGACTGTGTTCAGTCTTCACTTACAAGTAAGTGGTATGTCGATGTAAGGTTAGACTCCACAGTATTAGTACAAGAATTATTTTATACGGGGTACGGTAATCAAGACTACCCAACATTTAATCAATGGATTAATGCGTTGAATGATAAGTTACAGTATTTATATCAAAACGGTTTGAATTATAATATAGATAATAATAATATTTTAACAGTAAGTAATACTGGATGTGAACCAGAATTTACGAATAAAACTTTAACTGTAAATGTTGGAGTAAACATAGAAATTAATTGTAATTAATGGCGACTTTATATTTTAAATTAGAACAAAGAGCCACTGTTGGGTCACCAACTACAGGGTCTACCATTTATATGGCGTGGCCAGACGCTAGCGTACCGTCAGGGTTAAACCGAACTGATACTGTTAATTTTTTATCTACTTACCCCAATTCCACATGGTCTTTTAGGTCAAGAACTTGGTTACTAACTAATTTAGGTTCTACACCTATATCTTTTGATACTCAGATGATATCAGGAGAACCTTGGAGTTCAATTATAGCTAGTATTAATTCCTATGTTGGAAATACATTTAATATAAATACTACATTTTTTGCTAAGAATTATATAACAGTTGAAGGACCAAGCGGCGAATTTAAATCGCCTAGATTTGCTGATTCATTTTATAGTGCAAGTTCATTTAATGATACATCAAAAAAAATTGGTACAGATACGAATCGTTATGATTCTATTATGTTAACAGGACAAACTGATTATACTCATATTACTAATAATGGAGTATCAATATATGATTTTAATAACGCAACCACAATAGTATCCGATTTAATTCATAACGGAACCAACACATATTATGACCTTATACCTTATTCTGCAACAGCGGCTAGAACTTATTTTGATGGGTTATATGATGGATGGATTTCAATGTCTGACGATTGTTATGGTAATTTATTTACCGGTGTTAACGGAATAATTTATGCGGGTGATATGTACGATAGGTCAGAATCGTATTCATCAAAATGGGGTGGACCATGTTTAAGACCTAATAATGTTCAAACACCTTATAGTGGTAATAAGTTAACTGACCCAAATTTAACAGGAAGATTTGATATTGTCTCGACTTGGTATAGTGATTGTGTTGATTGCCAAACAAATAATCAATTTAATGACATTTATAAATTTACATCTGATGACAATTGTTCAGGAGTAAGTCAAGGTGTTCAAGTTTTTAGTGCTAATACTTTAACATGGGGTCTACCACAAGGAGGAGGTAAAGTAACTCCACAATTTGTTAAACTTAAATCAGATTGTTATGGAGGAGAATCCAACGCGGTTGACCAAGTTAATATTTCGACCCCATTAGTGGGTAATACTATTGCGGGTATATATAATAGTTGTCCCGATTGTATTAATAATGTAAATCAAATACCTGAATATTATTATTTCTCTGCTTGTTCAGTTAATAAAATTTATAGATATAATGCGGTAGATTTCCTTAATGACTTTGCAACCCCATCTATTAATAATACTTATCTCTTTACCGATGTAGGTACTCAACCTAATGGTTGTTATACTCGACTATCATCTCCCGGAAGTGACCCCGTCACAGACATTGTTTATTGGGATAATACCATAGCTAGTTTTGTTTCAACATCTACTAAAGATTGTACAGATGCTGTATGTTCATCAGTAACTCCCACTCCCACTCCAACAGTAACCCCAACCCCAACCCCAACACCGGCAGTAACAACTACACCGGCAGTAACCCCAACACCCGCAGTAACAACTACACCAGCAGTAACAACTACACCAGCAGTAACAACTACACCTGCTCCAACAGTAGGAGTAACACCCACACCAACGCCTACAGTTACGACTACTCTAACACCAACACCCACTCTAACTTCTACACCTACACCCACCCCATCACCAGCCGGTTTAGCGGATAAATTAAATAGTTGTGTGGTTACAAGCCAAAGTCAAAAAGTCTTTATTTTTTATGATGGGACATCTTTAGATGAAAGTAGTGCTAGTACCGCTTCCGAATCTATACGTTCTTGGTATCAAACTAAAGTAACTAATGGAGATTTAACATCAGGTAATTTATACGAAGGTATTATTGGTGAGGATGGAGATAATGGTGAAAATTGGTTATGGTGGGCATCATATCCGTATTTAGGTTCATTAACAGGGGGTACCTTATCTGATAACACACCAATCAATGAATTTAATAGTCCTGTAACTAATTCTATATATCAAAGTCAATGGTGTTCTTCTGAAGTTAGTGGAGAATGTGTACCTAAATCAGTACAATTTAACGATGAAAACCAATCATCATCTATTTTTAGAAGAATAAATAGAGGTTATCAATTGACAGGGTCATATGGTGTTGACGACTTAAGAAGTAATGGTGTACCTTTTGACCACAATGATTTAGATTTTTCATCTACATCTGGTCCAGGTACATTTTCAGGTGATGAAAGTAATTATATTGTAATTTTTGTAATAGACGAATCTGATAGTGCGGTTGGACTATATACAGGTAGTTTACAGAAATTTGAACACCTTGTAACTCAACCATTTATGTTAGATGGGACTTATTGGACTAATAATAATCTAAAAGAGTACACAAATAGGTACCAATATGATTATGAATCTTATTTAAAAGTTTGGGAAGATATAAAAGACAACAACGGAACGTTAAATGGTTTAATTTACCCTGTGGCGGAGTCAACTACTGGACCTACACCTTCTTTTGTGTTACACTCAGTAGCCGCTTCCGAAGGTGATACAATTAGTACTTCAAACTTTTTAACAAATTACGGGCAGAATATAACATCAGTAGGTCCGTACAGTTTAAATTTAAGTGCATTAAATACTATTAATCCGTATTCAGGATTAACCACTACAACCGCCTATCAAAATTTATCTCCAACCAATCAAAATGGTGCTGGTCTTAAACATTTTGGTATTTTAAGTGACCCAACGGTTAATAATTTTACTGAAACTTCAGTTACTAATTCTTTAGACGGGTTCTTGGTTAATATTGAAACTCCTTTAAATGTGATTTATGTACAAACGGGAGGTAGAGTAAGAAATGAAGTATACAATTTATCTGGAGATTGTTATACTGTTGAGTCGGTAAGTATTACACCACCAACAACACTAACGTCAGTTACAAATCAAGTGGGTCCATTTAGTACCTGTGAAAATTGTGAGTCTACTGGATGTTTTTCAGGACAAACTGATGGGTTTTATACTTACGTTGATTGTTGTGGAGAATTACAACAGGGTAGTCAAGTAGGTTTATCAATTTGTGTGGACACATCTAAAAACTATAGTGGTATTGCATTAACTGCGGACCAATGTGTAGCTAATTGTAATGAAGGACCACTAAGTTATAGTTTTGATGTTAGTGGTACTTGTACCAACCCTAAAGGAGGTATTATAATTATTTATCCGTCAGGTGGAACTCAACCATATACAGTTACAAATACTTCAACTACCGCAGCAGGAGGATTATTGTTACCTCAACAAACAGGTACAGGTCCATTTTCATATGGTGGTGTTTCAGAAGGAAATTATGTATTTTTACTTCAAGATAGTTCTGGTGGAGTTAATCAAGATATAACAATTAATATTAGTGTTGAAGGATGTTTTGTTGCAGAAATTATAGGTGTTACAGGTACAACATGTGGGGATTTTAATTCAGGTTCTTTAACTGTAACTAGTAATTCTTTATCCTCTCCTTACCAAATAGACCTTTATAGTAGTTTAGGTTTGGTTCAGTCGGTTAATGTACCTTTACCAACTTTTATATTTACACAATTAACACCTGAAACTTATTATGCTATTGTTACTGATTTTGGAGGAGCAACAGGACAAACAAATAATGGTGTAATTGTTAGTAGTAGCGCATTTACTTATAATTTAATAGTTAATGATGATTCGCCGTGTTCAACTCGTACACCCGTTGGTTCCGCTTCTGTAACCAATATTAGTGGAGGTACCGCACCGTTTAGTTATTCTTGGTCTAATGGACAAACAGGTTCTACTGCAACAGGATTAAATCAGGGTAATTATTCAGTTACGGTTACTGATAATGATGGATGTCGTGTAGTTAATACTTTTAATGTTGGATTAGCAGAAAGTTTAGGCGTAGTTTCTTCAGTACCTTCACAAGCGAATTGTTTTACGTGTGATGGTCAAATTGTTTTAACAATATCAGGTGGAACCGCACCTTATACCTATCAAGGTAGTTCAGGACAGGTTGATACTACTAATAATTTAAATTATGTGTTTACAGGTCTATGTGGAGGTTCACACAGTACGATAATAACTGATGCTGGNGGGTGTAGTATTACTTCAGTACAGAATGTAACTTCTACTGCTGGTTTTAATATTGTTGCAGTTAATGTTACNAATTCAGACTGTAATAATGATGGGTCAATCACTATTCAGATTAGTGCACCTCAAGGTATATTCACTTATAGTATTACAGATAGTTTAGGTTCAGTTCAATCATTTAGTACGGCTAACCAAACGCATACATTTAATAATTTGAGTTCTGATACGTATACAGTAACTATCGTAAATAGCCAAGGTAATTGTACTTATACCACACAAGAAACGGTAAGTAATTCTCAGAAGTATTTAGTTGGTACCACAGTTTATAATGCGATATGTGGAAACAATAATGGAGTCCTTGAAGTATCTCTTAGTGCGGGTACACTACCATTATCATTACCTATTGATTATACTGTTACGGATTTAAATACAAGTGGAGTTGTTTATCAATCTATTGATTCACCTTTAACTGGAATTACAGTAGATAATTTAGGAGTTGGTACCTATCAGTTATCAGTAAATGATAATGGTAATTGTACTGTTACAGAAACATTTAATATTTCAGGAACAACAGGTGTTAACTTTGGTATTAACAAAACTGATTGTGTTAATGGTGATGATGGTACTGCAACTATAAGTATATTTGATGGTTTAGCCCCTTTTGTTATAAGTTGGTCTAACGGAGATTCAACATCATCTATAAGTGGATTAAGCGGTGGAACGTATGTTGCTACAGTTGTAGACGCTACAGGTTGTACTAAAACAGAATCAGTAGTAATAAATTGTAATAGCCGAATAGTAACGTGTTATGAATTAAATGAAATTTGTGAGAATGATTTTGTAACAACTTCATCAAATATTAGAGATTTTGAATCAATGTTAAACGAAGGGTTTAATGATTTGACATCAGGACAAACTGATTGTACTTTAAATACCGCAGTCTTTTATGGTATAATTGATTTATCAGGTGGAACGATGACTCCACCATATCATGTTGAAACTGCTTTCTATACTGGTACGACTTTAAATGATTACCCAACAGGACAACAATGGATAGATGCTATTGATAATATATTGTCGGTAATACCTCAGATTGAAAGTTTTACCTTAGATTTAGATAATAATCAAATAACTATTGTTTCAGATTGTAAGGAATTAAAAAACGTGTATTTTAGATTAAGTACTAAAATTGTATACGATATTACGTGTATTGAAATACCAACACCAACACCGACACCAACAAATACTTTAACTCCAACACCTACTCCTACACCAACATCTGTAGTAGTAATTGATGATGAAACTGAGATTAACGTATTCTTTGATGATTCAGGTTCTATGAATGGTACTGAAACACCATTAAATGTTATGGCGACTACTCTTCTTAAAAACTGTTTACTACCGTTTTATAACAACGACTCAAACTTATATGATAGTAGAGTAAGAGTCTTAACTATGAATCAAGACTTAGGGTTACTTGAAAGAGGATACGCTTGTTTAGCAACAACGGGTACTACATCGTCAATTACGAAAGTTATAAACTTAGCATTCCAAGACGAAGCCTCTCCATATGGTTCTGGAGGTGCGGGTTGGACTATTAATACACCTAGAACTAATACCTTTAATACTGACATAACTACTTTAAGGGATAATATCGATAATAATCCAACTAATTACATTCTTGGTGAGTATTTTCAAGTGGCGACTCAACCAACAGGTCAGTTTTTGAGATTTAAACAATTATTACAAGCGGTTGAAGGTGGTTTAGGTCAATATACGGGAGTAAATGGACTTTCTGATAAAACCGAAATACATAACACCTATGATGTAGTACCAGGAATGGGACAGACCGGAGGTAGTGGTCCTGGAAGTCCACAATATTACACGGACCTAATAATAACGGCAATTAATAACTTAGGTTATAATATTCCGTCATGTAATCCAACACCTACACCAACTCCAACACCTACAACTACACCTACGGCAGCGGTGTTAAATCTTGATTTTAATCTTAGTTCTTGTGCGAGAGGTACAGTAAGTGTAACTTTAAATAATACGACTTCACTATTTAGTGCTAATTATCAAAATTCTACATATAATAACCCACAAACTTTTTCTAATACGTTTAATGTTAATATTGGAGATGTTATACAAATAAGTGTTGAAACTTTTGCACCAATAGGTTCAGGATGTTTAAAAAATCCTATTTATACAGGAACTCAGGGAGTTGTCGACTTAAATACTACTCAACTTATTGATGTTACTAATGGATTTACTTTAGCTAACCCTGTAATTTCGCAAACAACTAATAATCTCGATATTGATTTGACTGTAGTAACATAAAAGGAATTGATAAATAAAAAAGTAAATAGAAAAATGGATTTTACAATCTTGCAGTATTTATATAACAAACATACTAAGTAAATGTCTCAAGTAATAATAAGATTAACATTAAGTTCAAACGCAGTTGGACCGTTCAACATATATACGGGTTCTACTTCGACTACGCCTATAAAAACTGATGTAAATAGAGACCAAATTACTGCGGGAGTTGTTTTAGATTTACCAGGTTCAGTTGCGGGAATTCAATATACTATATTCGTAGTAAACAAACAAGTAGGGTGTAATGATGAGACAGTGTCTAAAAAAGTTGTTGTGTATGCACCTAATGTTACACCAAGTTTCACTCCAACAAATACGGTTACACCTACGATTACGCCAACAGTAACGTCAACATCACCGGCAGTTACTCCAACTAATACCCCAACAGTTACGATGACTATGACAGTCACACCAACTAACACCGTTACTGCAACACCTACTGATACTCCAGGAGCGAGTCCTACAAGTACCCCTACTAATACTGTGACTCCGACAGTTACTCTAACTAATACACCGACAAATACGGTTACACCTACTAATACAATAACTCCGACAAATACACCAACTAATACAGTTACGGTTACTCCGTCTGTAACGCCAGGTGCTAGCCCAACTAATACACCGACTAATACTGTTACACCATCCGTAACTGCACAAGTAACTCCGACAAATACACCTACAAATACGGTTACACCTACAGTTACAACAACAGTTACGCCAACTATTACTCCAACTAATACGGTAACTCCTTCAGTAACTGCTGAAGTTACACCAACTATTACAAGTACTGTGACTCCGACAGTTACAACTACACCAACAGGTACTCCACCATCAACACCTGGTGTCACACCAACTAATACGCCAACTAACACAGTAACACCATCTGTAACCGCTCAAGTTACTCCTACCGTTACAACAACAGTCACAACTACACCAACAGGTACACCAGCATCTACACCAGGAGTTACACCAACTAATACTCCTACTAATACAGTAACTCCATCTGTGACCGCTGAAGTTACACCAACAATTACTCCGACTAATACTGTCACACCTACTGTAACTACAACAGTAACACCAACATTAACTCCAACTAACACACCAACAAATACAGTTACTACAACACCGACTGACACACCAGGGGCAAGTCCTACAGTTACACCAACAAATACACCTACAAATACTATTACTCCTTCAGTAACTGCATCAGTAACTCCTACTGTTACAACAACTGAAACTCCAACTAATACACCAACTAATACGGTAACTCCTTCAGTAACTGCTGAAGTTACACCAACAAATACGCCTACTAATACTGTTACACCAACAGTAACCACAACAGTAACTCCAACTATTACTCTAACAAATACAGTGACACCATCCGTAACTGCAGAAGTAACTCCAACTAATACACCAACTAATACGGTAACTCCTTCAGTAACTGCTGAAGTTACACCAACAATTACTCCGACTAATACAGTCACACCTACTGTTACAACAACTGCAACACCAACAGTTACCCCAACTACTACCGTTACACCTTCTGTAACTGCTGAGGTTACACCAACAAATACACCTACTAATACTGTAACACCTACTGTAACTACAACAGTAACACCAACATTAACTCCAACTAATACCGTTACACCATCCGTAACTGCAGAAGTAACTCCAACAGTTACACCAACTAATACACCGACTAATACTGTAACGCCTTCTATAACCGCATCAGTAACTCCTACTGTTACAACAACTGAAACTCCAACTAATACTCCTACTAATACAGTAACTCCATCTGTGACCGCTGAAGTTACTCCAACAAATACTCCAACAAATACTGTTACTCCTTCAGTTACAACAACAGTTACACCAACAATTACAAGTACAGTTACACCAACAAATACTGTTACTCCTTCAGTAACTGCTGAGCTAACACCTACAGTTACACCAACCAACACGATAACGCCAACTGTAACTACTACCGCTACACCTACAGTTACACCAACAAATACTCCAACTAATACTCCAACAAATACCGTTACTCCTTCAGTTACAACAACAGTTACACCAACAATTACAAGTACAGTTACACCAACAATTACAAGTACGCCAGAAAGTACACCTGAAGTAACAACTACACCTACTCCAACACCTACTGAGGTAGGATTACCTCCAGCGTATTTATTAATTGAACCAGCAAGTGACGCGGCTAATATAGGTACATATATGTTTAATAATGGGGCAACTGGATTCTTTGGATTTAATAATGGTTCAGGACCAACTAGTAGTAACGAGATTCGAACGTATATGGATTACTATAGTGTAAATCAAGGTACTGGTAATGTTCCACTTGTAATTAGTCAGACAATACCTCAAGCATCAGGTGGTAATGATTCATTTAATAATGCAATTCAACAATATAACTTTGTTACAACAAAAGTAACTCAAGGTACTGTTGCAGGAAATGCGTGGTACACTTGGTTAATACCTGATGACTCTATTGGAGGAGTAGGAACAACAGACAGACAATTAAGTATTGATTTATCATTTAATAATGGACCACAAGGATTTACTACTGAAACAATGTCATCAACATTCTATAATATAGGACCTATGATATTCGTAGTTGGTTCAGGAGCATATGCTGCGGGTCAATATAGATTATACACAACATACTTATCACAGCCATTTAGTCGAAATAATACAAACGGAGACCTATATTTTAAAGGAAACTTAGTAGGTTAATTATAATGGTTAAATAATTTAATATTAAGATAGTTTAAAGCTATTTATAATAAAATAAAATAAAATATAATAGATGTCATTTATATATAAAAATCCTTTAAGTTCAACACAAATTGGAGGCGAAAACTCAGTACAAAGAGAAGATAACTTTGGTACTAACTTTAGCGTCCTTCAAGTGGGTGGATATATGGAAGTCTATTATTTAAATGATTTAGATTTTACGGTCGTTGGTACAGGTAATATACGGTTTAGTGGTAATACTATTCCGATTAATTATAATAAGAGAACCTTACCTTTTTTACCTGATACTTTAAGTTTAAATTCTGATAACATATCATCTGGTAGAAGAAGATTAGGTATGTTGGTGTATGTTCATGAAACTGAATTAACGTATCAATATACTATAGATAATTTTGAGTCTTTGTGGTCAGCAGCATCAGGAGGAACGGTTCAATCAGATTTCGGAAGTTCGATTTCAACTAATGGTGCGGGTGGTACCCCTTTTATTAACGCATGGTTAGACTCATCAATAGAAGGTGTAAGTGGAGTAACACGAGCAAACGCCAGATGGAGAATATTCTACGGTACCGATATCACTGTAACAGGTGGTACCTATACTAATGGTACTGCAATATTTACTAATAGTACGGGAGGTACATTTAATGTAACAGGTTTTACAACAGGTTCCACTTCTTATACAAGTTGGGAAGCAACTGGTGATAATCAAACACCGGCAGTACCTATTGATGTTGTTGATACGTTTACCTTAAAATTTACAGGGGCCATTACATCAGGAGGGGCAGGTATAGTTACTGATTCAGCGATTAGTGCTAATGAAATGACCATTGGTTTAATAAACAACGGTGGTTCACCTACAGATAAAACATTTTATAGAGGAGACGGCGAATGGCAAACACCTACCGATACTAA